AGCCCAAGCAATGTCATCTTGAGCGGGAGGTCTTGTTCAATGGTGATCTTGGACTCTTGCGCGTAGCCACGAATGCCATGTAGCGTCTTTGTCCCTGTGTACTCAGGCACAGCCGCATCCAAGATATTGGCAGCGTCAAAGGTGCGGAAAGGAATGTCAATAGTGTTGATCTTCATGTGCTGCGTTTCATAGACCAGCGCATTGACCTCGACAATCCGCTTCTTGAAACCTATCCGAGTTCCTGTCTGCAACTTCAGGTCTACCGGCATTGTTACTGCTCGCACCGTGTATTGCAGGCCGCATTCATAGGATGCCGTAGATGCCCGTGGGAATGTCACCGTGCCACCACCAGGCACAACCTCGTCTTCTTGCACAGCGCCATCCAGCACCAACTCGCAGGTCTTGGCAACCAGATGCGACATCGACAAGGTGGAAGCAACGCCGCCAGACTTGGCGCAGTCCGTAGATAGCGTGTCATCGAACCACTCTACATAGTACTGTGTCGTGCTGTTTACCGTGCGCTTGACCACAACATAGATGGTGCTGATGTCAATGCCGACATCGATGAACTCTCCATCCGTGGTGAACTGAGATGGTGCAATGATGTTCTGTATCCGAAGCAGCGAGAAGACGGCCATCGAGCCATCATCACCGTTGGTGATCAGCAGCAGGTCATTCTCATCCGTATTTACTGATCGACGCAGCGCCATGCGCTTTGGGGTCTTGAGAAGGTGTCCGGCCAGCAAACTGATTTTGCTGGTCACATAGGTCAGCTGCGTGTCTGTGTAGGCGAACTCGTTGAGAGACTTGCCCTGGCGCTGGATGAACAGCGTCCCAGACTCCAGCGTCTGCACCCGTGCGCCTTCCTTTGCGCCATTCCGCGTTGCCGTCTTGATGAAGAAGTTCGTCGGAGTGATCGGGTCAAGGCCAGACTGCGGAACATAGAACTCGCCGCCAGAGGTGAACACCTGCAAGTCGCGGCCAGACAAGATGTCCACAATCGCGCTGTAGTTGTTGGTGTCCAGCGTGGCCTCGACGCTATCGTCATCTAATCCCTCGTCAGGATCGAATTCAAAGAACAGGCCAACCTTGCTGCCCCAGACCGTAGACGGCCGCGACTTGCTGCCACCAAAGTACAGCCGCCCTTCATGGAAGGTGACGCTGCGCGGCCATCCCTTTGTCGAGGACCATACCGCCTCGTAGCCAGACTCATAGGTCCAAGAGCCGCTGGCAACCGCAGAGGTGCTGAAAAACGGGAATTCAGTCACGGCGCTTACCACCGTGCCGCTGGTATAGGCCACAATCCGCGCCCGTCCCTGCGGTTGGGCCGTCACATACTGACCGACAGAGCCAGCCGTAAACACGGAACTGGATGCCGTCAGGGTGATGTTGCCGCTCACCGCACTGGGCGTGAGTGTGCCTGCTGGAGTCGAGGTGGCCGGGGTGTATGCATACTTTGGAATACTGACAAAACTGATGGCGCTGGCCGTCCAGGTGGCATCCGTACCGCCGCGCACGATCTTGACCGGAGGCAGGTCAGGATGCACCAAAATCAGCGTGTCAGCGCTTTGCGTCCAGCAGATGCTACTGAGCATCGCCCCGGTAACGCCAACACCTGAGAGGTCCAAATAAGCGTTTCCAGACGCATTGATGTTGGCAATCACAGCACCGGCCTTGATCACTACGGCACGATTGTGAGTGAGTACTAACATATACGAATCGGTGGTGCTGAATTCAAACGGGATCAAACGCACCCCGTTGGCAGTAGATTCTGTGCCACTGTTTGGCAGGCTGCTCAGATAGCGCAGTCCAGCACGGCGGCGAATACCACCCTGCGGCTGGCAAATTACATTGGTGGCTTCCTCCAGCGCATTGGCATACGCGGCCAGGTCAACCCTGGACCGCAGCAAAGGGTCAAGTTCACCGCTGCCAAAGTTAGTCTGGATTGAAACGAAGCGAGTCATTAGTACCTCACCGCGATCAGACTAAAGTCATTGATACTGTTGCTTGGCTGACCAGCGCCATCGATCTGCATGGCAGTACGCAGATAACCACCACGGCCATTGTCTGAAGGCGCTCCGACAGCAACGCCCTGCCAGTAGCTGGCTTTGTCACCCTGGTCCGTAATCGGCATTGCAAGATGCCACGCCATCATGTACTTAAGCAGCTGGATGAAGTAGACCGGCAGAGAGTATTCCGGGACTGAGTACGGGTAGTCAATCCAGACTGCCGTGTAGTCAGTCATTACCGTATCGCCAAAGATTCGGTATTCCTTGCGCGGGTAGTCACCAGGCGATGCACTGGTAAACAGCGCCCTGGGCGGTCCAATCTTGTCACCAGGCAGCGCGTATTCGTACTTGTACTCTGTGGTCGGTGTAGTCACCAATTGCGCCAGAGCCACCTTCTTGAAACTGAATGACCACGGGTAGATCAACAGCGCCTGATCGCGGATGTCGCTGTACAGGCGGTCACAGGTATTGGCTTCATCCGTTCCCTCATTGAAGGAAGAGATCGGCTTTGCGCCGAGCATGATCAGCGCGTCAGAACAAACGGAAAGGGCTGAATCACCTGCTGCCATTTGGCGCTCCCAGTACTTGTCTTGTCCATCCACTCATAGAGCGAATGTTGGCAGCTAACCCAGCAGAAATGTCTTTTTGAATTGCAGAGTGCCATTCATCAAGATTTGTTTTGCTTTTCCACGGAGCGCCACGCGGATTAGATGCTCCAACCTTTGACGCATCATGTTTAACTTGCGTATCAAAAAACTGCTCATTATCAGGAACCAGGTCAATTGGGCATCCACAAAGGATTACCTCATCATAACCAAGCAGGCTTGCGATACGGGCCGCTCCCCAGCCAGAAGTCCCACGAACACCAGCAAGGCACGGCCAAACACAATCTATTGAATTTAAATCATCAGGCTTGATACTTGACTTGTATGGAGAGTGAACAACAACTTCATCACCCCACTTTTCTCGGTGCAGTTTTTTCATCCTGACAGCATGTTCTGGATGATGCGTCACAGCATGTCTCGCTTTAACGATTGACACCGAAAACTTTACGGCAATTACATCAGCGCTTGGCCTAAGTGCAAAGGCTTTAGACAAATCGCTCGAAACACAAGTGGCAGAACCGACAACAAGGACGGCTCTGCCACCCCACTGCATTAGTCCGTATCCGTTGCAGTCACAGTCACGCCGTCAGTGATGTCCACTACCGAACCGGTATTGGAGTTCACATAGGCGGTAGACATCACCGGAGTGCCACCCGTTGCCGAGTAGCAGAAAATCAGATCGCCAACCTTGAGGATGGAAGCCACGGTATTGAAATACCCCGAAGCGCGGATGACCGATTGGGCATCAGTGCTGCTGTAGGTATAAATAGCCGGGGCATTACCAGCCTTAGACTGACCACCAACGGCATTGAAGCCGGTTGCGGAAAAAGCCATGATTTATTGCTCCTTATCTCAGGTTTCGCGGCAGGTGATTTTGACGATACCTTCATCGTCGATGGCAATCGCACCAGCCGAAAACACTTCGTTAACCAGCCACGAAGTCTTTTCTGCAATGTAATTGATCTCGGTACGCATTCCAATGCCTTCACCGTAGCCAACAGCCATCTGATGGAAAGCAAAGCAAGAACGATCCAGCGAGCCATCAATAACCAAGCCACCTTCGGAACGATCACCCATCGTGTGGAAGGTGAAGCCCAGGAACGAATTGATATCGCCCTGCACCAGCGCCTTCACGCTGTTGAAGTCGCTCGAAGTGACGGAGGTTTCCGACAGCAGCGAAGCAAGACCATTGCCGTGGATAATGATGTGACGGCCTTCCGGCGGCACATTATTTTTATCCAGCAGACGCTTGGCTTCACGCAGCTTTGCCACATTGAGGTTGCTGTCCGTGCCGCCAATGTCATTGCTGACGGTCAGCGAGGTGGACGAAGCAGTCAACGCATCCAGAATCATCTGGTCTTGACGGCGACCCATAGCGCCAGCAACGACTTGCACCAGTTCTTGGCGCTCGTCAAAGTTCACTTTGGCTTGGTTGAAAATGTCAGAGTACTCGGCAGCGTTGTAGTCAGCCAAGGTACAGGTGACGGTGGAGAAAGCAACATTCAGCGGAGTGACATCGGTCTGCGGAACGCGGAGCGTTGCGACACCTTTGCCAACTTTCGGGAACTTCACAGTGCTGCCTTCAACCCCTCGACGCTGGCGAACCGCCGGAACCAGCATGGCCTTACCTTGGTAAGCCTGCTTGACTTCCGCATCGAAGAGAGTAACGAAGGCGTTCGAGAGAGACACGCTCATGGTATTACCTCATTCAAAAATTTAGGATTGGGTTCTCGCGCCGGTATGCCAAAAATCTGGGCCGAATGCTTGTTGGTTACGCCAACCACGCGACAGCGCCTGCTGTGGGAAGGGCCGAAAATCCGGTATGCCTTGTCCCGGATCATACGCCCCCGGTTGTAGAAAGCAAGCGCTAACTTAAAAAAAACCCCCGGTGGATGGCCGGGGGAAAGGTGGCGACGAAAAACCTGACAAATAGCTTACTGGAAACTGGACGCGAACATCCGCTCCACTTTCTGACGGAATGCCGGATCGGTTTTGTACTTGGGATCGGCAACCATCTGGTACAACTCGTCCTTGCTGGGAGCGCCAGACGGCGGCAGGGAGTTGGTTGGGATACGGGTTCCCTCGTAGGATTCCCGCAATTTCATCAGCGCCTTAATGCCGTTGGCCGTCCCGCCCATGACCTTGAATTCCTCAAAGTCATCTTTGCCCCAAATTCCCTTGCGGACCAGGCCGGATGCCCAGTCAACCATCCCTTTGACAACCGCATCCGCATTCGGACCAAGCGCAGCTTTTTCCTGCTGGAGAGACTTAACCTGGGCCTCGACATTCCCAGACCCCATCTTGACCACTTCACCAACAAGGTCATCTAGCGCTCCTTGACTGAGGCCGTATTTCTGCGCCCAGCCCATAACATGAGAGCGGAGAGGATCGTCTTCAGGGATCGAGCCGAAGGCGGCGGTATCGTACTTTCCATCGGCTGGGGCTTTGTGCTTGCCCTGGCTGATTTGCTTGCGGAGATCGCTCCAGCTTTTGGCGATGCCTTCGAGGTCCGGCTCGCTGGTGTCTTTCTTCCAGAAGTTTTCCGGCCAGAAGTCTGGTCTTTCGAGAGGTTCTTCATCGGTAGACGGCTCCTCTGCCTTGTGTGCAATGACAACATTTTGAGTGTCCGGCTGGGCCGCGCTGTCATCAGTAACTGTCGCTGAATCGAGTAGGCCAACTTCACCGCCAGACGACTCGGTGCTGCTAGGCTCGTTTCCTTGCGTTTCCATTAAGTATTCCCTTGATTAATTGCTCTCTTGATCCGTGCTTCAATGTCCCGCACCACACTGTTCTGACCTTCACGGTAGAACGCATGGGCTGGATCGCTCCCAGGCACGGCAACCGGTTGCTCTAGGTAGACGGCACGAAGCCATTCGGCCAGCTTCTTGCCGTCTTCGTTTGAAAAGACCCGTAATGTCAGCCGGTCTAGATTGTCTCTGGCCTCTGACGCATCACGAACATCGGTTGGTGCTGCCGTTTCTAGATCATCCCAACCAGACATCAGGCCCCCATTGCTTGTTGCACTGCACCAGCTGCGGCCTCTGGATTAGCCTGTGCTGCCTGCTGCGCCATCTGCGCCATGTCTTCCATGCGCTGCGCCCTCTCTGCTGGGCTGGCTCTGAGTCGCGCCGGGATACCAAGCTTCTCGCCAACATAGTCCAGTGTCTCGCCAATCTTGAGAGACATCTGACCTTCCGGTCCAAGGCCCTGGGCGATCTGCGCGAATTGCAGCACCTTATTGATCTCGTCCATCGACTGCGCCATTGCCAGCGGAGCCACTGGAGTGATGCGAACTTCAAGACCGTTTACTCGCAACGGCAGGTCCACTAGACCACGGGCATCCATGACTTCCAGCGTCTTGGTCACCAGTGGGATCATTGCCTCGTTGATCAGTCGGCCAAAGGCGCTGCCCAAGTTCTGGGACAGTTCTTTCATGCGCTCGACTACCTCAGTCGCAGACCTGGCGCTCATGTTGTCCGGCGGCAGAGACTCGTCCAACAGTATCCGCTTGATGGACATCTGCAAGTTGTTGATCACGATCTGGCTGACATTGAAGTCACCACTACGCGGCAATGCTTTGAGCGCTTCACCCTGTGGACCACCGTTCCTGGCTACAGGAATGATCGCTCCAGGAATAATCTTGACTGTGTTCGGGTTCAACACGCCATCATCAGCCGCAGTATAGACCCCGGCAATAGCAAGGCTGGCGTTCTTCAACAGCAACTCCAGCGTCTTGTTCAGCGTCTTGATGTCTGGCAATGCGGTTATCAGCGGTCCACGGCCATAGATTTCACCGGCCACCTTCATGTAGCGAGCCACAACCCACGGGCTGTACGGCATCACGCGGTAGACAACCTCGGTCTTGGTTTCTTTGTGAATGACATAGTAGCCATACTTGCCTGACCTATAGTCAAATACAGTGGCCTCTATCAACTCAACATCATCAGTCGGTTTGTCATCAATTCGTTTTTGCAACTCAGGATCGATCTTTGCGTCTTTCCACTGCTGCTGAATTGACTCGCCCTTGATCCGCATGCGCCGGTAGACATTATCCACCTGTCCGTTCGCGCCCTCTTCAAACGACACAAGGTATTGCGGCACTGGCACAAAGTTGATCGGGCTGACATCATCACCAGGCTGCACAATCATCACTGCCGTTCCGACAGCCAAGTCGAGCAAAAACTCGCCCGTAGCAATGTCGAAATTGGATTGCTTCAGCGTTGCGAACAGTTTTTCTGTGTAGACATCCAGCGCAGCTTGCGCTTCGCTGCGACGATCATTAGGAATGTCAGGGCCAGGCTCCAGCCTGCACCATGAACGCTGCGGCGGGAAGATTCCAGATTGCAAGCGGTTGGCAAAGCGCTGCGTCGAGTTGATGGCCGTCGAGTCAAACACCCGTGCCATCTTCTTGCTGCCACCAACCTTCCCTTCCCAGTAGCCGTCATACAGATTGCGCTGCGGCAGGGCAAACTCGTACGCATCTTCGTACAAGTCGCGGAAGTCGTCCTTCTTCCGCATGGCGAGATCGTGCCGCTTGAGCAAGTCTTCTGGCGATAGTTTTGATTCAGCCATGATCAACTCTTTTCTTTCTGATATTTGCGTAGCAAACTTCTACCTTTTGCAGCGAGTCTTGCTGCTGCATCTCTTGTGCGCGGAACTGGCTCACCCCACGCATTTGCAGCCAGCGCCAATCGCGTTGGCTTCCCTTTGTCATTCACCAGAGGCCCACTCGGATTTGTATAGAACCTTGTCAGAAACGAACCCTTGCGCCGTGCCTTCTGTCCTGTTGGGCTAGACTCCTTGACCCCAGCCTGCAAGTTCTTGCTCTCACCAGAGCGCTCAAACTTGCGCCTTCCAGCCTCGGTCAGCCCACCCCCTGGGTCTTTGTACTTGCTCATTCGTACCATTCCAACTCAAGCAGCGCCGTGTGCTCTGTGCCATTGACATTGGTCAATCTGAATAGGTAATTGGTGAGCGGTGCAAGAACATACTCCAAGCTTCCAGACGCACCGCCTGCTGATTTTTTCCCAGTGCCGCCAGTGATGAACTGCCGATTGATCAGCGTTCCCAATGTGGTTACGGTAGGATTGGTAACCATCGCAACATTGCTGGTAGTGTCAATGTTTCTGTTTCTGCGAACAGGCGTAAACGCTGTGCCGCCAGTGGTGCTTGTTTCTTCGTAAACAAAGAAATCACAGTCACCAGACGATTCCATTGCAATGGTCACATGAGCAATTGTCCCAGGCCCAGCAGCAAGCACAATATCAGCGCTTGAACCTGATGCAAGCTTTGCAGAGTCAGGATAGATATTCCAAGCGATGAATGCGCGGCCTTCATGCAAGCGCTGATGGTTGATGTCAACCATAATCAGCCCGTTGTCAGACCCAGCAATCATTTGACTGCCGTCTTTGTCCTTCTGCGTCAGCGCGACAAACTGAGCCTTTTGCGGCTGCGACTCGCGCTCAACATACAGAACCGCCATCAGTCCTCTTCCTTCTCATCTGAGATCGGACCACCGACAAGCCACGCATCACAAGTGCGTGAGCCTGCACACTTGAAGTGAAACAACTCGCAGAAACCAAGGCCAGCAGACTCAATGACATCCTCGTCATAGCCTGACTCTTCTGCTGGATTCTTTGCTTCGATGCCCTGCTTGATGCATTCCATCATCTGGCTGGTTACAATGAATGCAGAACAATTACCGCAGCGCATGCCCTTGGCTTCAGCTTCGCTCGTATTCCAGATCACCGCCTTTCGTAGCCAGAAGACCTCGTTGTTCTTTTCATCCAGCGGATTGGCTGGGCCGTAACCGACATTCTCAAACGCCCAGTTCCTGTTCTTGAGATTAACCATGATGTCGCGTGTGGCCAGCGGACAAGAGTATTCTTCCTCGTCCTCCATGCTGCTCTCAATCAGTGGGCGCGTAGCCATTACTTGCCTTTCTTTGCCATGCCAGCCTCAGACATGGCGATTGCCACGGCCTGCTTTTGACTGGTCACTTTGTCACCGCTGGATGACTTCAGCTTTCCAGCCTTGTACTCGCGCATTACTTTCTTGACCTTGGCCTGCATCTTGTCTTTGGCTTCCATGATTGCCTCTGCTATTTCATTTCGCCGGAGCCAAGCGTCTGCTGCAACCCAGTCTCAGGTGTCAGACGCGCCTCGGACAACAGCATGCGAGAACCGCCTCGCAGTCGAGCGCTGCGCCGTGAAGCCAACCTCTCAGCTTCCTCTCTGCGCTGCTCTTCATTCTGAACGCGCATACGCTCTGTCTCAGCTTTTTGTTCATCCAGCTGACGCTGCGTTGCTTCCATTGCAGCTTTTGCGCCACCATCATCTTGGCTTTTTCCACCACCAAAAATAGAACTGACTACTCCACCCATGATTACCTCGCCATCAAGTAGAAATCCGATTGGTCAGGCCCGTACTTGAGCATGAGTCCCTCGGTATTGAAACCGAGTCGCTGCGCCCACCGTACAGCCCGTCTGTCATCCTTTCTAACAGTGATTTGCAATCGATGCAAGCGCAGGTATATCTCAAAGATATCGCACATTCGCAAGGCGCTTTTGGTCATAGCGACTGGGATGGTACGGGCCTTGTCATCAATCACCATCCACATCTCGCCAACGCCTTCCCAGCATAGGACGCAGCCCAAGATTGCCACTGGTGTTCCGTATAGGAATGCCGTGATAGCCACCCCCATCTCGGCCTGCGCCCTGATCATGGTTCGCATGTTGACGGCCTTGGACAAAGCCAGCACTTCCGGCTGCACCGCCTTGATTTTGTCCAAGTGTTCCATGTGGAACGGGAGGAAGACTACCCCAGGGTGATATACCGCCTCCCGGTTGATCAGATCAACTGGCAGCAAAGACATCGAAGTCCGTTTTCGCAACTGCGCTGCCAATGGCAGGCGTGTTGTAGCTTGGCTTCCTGACCATCCGGTTGTACTCGCCGCCACCCAGCATCAGGTAGCCAAAGGAATCGCCAATGTGAGAATGCTCGTTCTTGTTTGGGGCATCCTTGAACCGCTCTTGGCCTGCGCCAACCGCGATGCGTTTGAAGTGGTAGCCGCCAGACAGAGATTTGCGGAGCAGCTTGCACGATTTGTTGATGATCAGCCCCGGCTTGCCGCCGATCAGTCGCTGCATGGGAGCGGCCGCGGCCTCCCGGCGCACCTTGAAATCATTGCTGGCAGTTGGCTGCGCCTTCAATCCAAGGGTTCGCAAGTGATCAAAAGCCGTCACCTCGTAGATGGCATCCCGCGCCATACCCGCCGGATCGCCCCAGATCATCAGTTCAAACCCAGGGTAGCGCTGGTTCATTTCAGCCAGTAGCTGCTGGCCGAAGCGCTCCAGGCCCATGTCAAAGGTGACGATCTCATGCAGCACAATCCAGCGTCCGTTGGGTAGTCGCTGCCCTATGGTGGCCGCGGGTGTCAGACCAAAGTCCAGCCCGATCTGGATGGGGATTCCCTGCTCCGGCTCGACATCACCGGACATGCTGTTATCCTCGTACTCCGGCCAGACAGGTCTGCCTTCTTGGACATAGGTGTACTCGCCACCGGCATAGCACATAATCCAGTCTAGATTCTTGCCGCCCATCATCTGCAAGTAGTAGCCACCAGGCAGATTGTTCAGATTCTCGGCCTTGGGGTTGACCTTCCACCACTTGCTGGCAGCGAAGACATGGTCATTGGCCTCTGGCATCTCCGGCAGATCGTCGGACTTGACCGGGATTACGCCGCCTGGCTGACGAAAAAACCTCCACGCATACGGGCCAGTCAGCTTTTCAGTCTCGGCCAGCTTGAACCACCAGTGATCGTCATCCATTGGGTTGGTATCCATCCAGATGCCGGACCAGGTAGCGCCGCCGTCCCGCTTGGTAGGGTAGCGGCCAACGCGGTGGGTCAATCCGTCGATCACCGCCTTGGGCAACTCCCTAGCTTCGTTCACCCAAGCCCCAGTCAACTCTAGAGACAGCAGCTTTCGGACATCCTTGGGCTGGTCCAGCGCCAGGAAGATGACTTCGCAGTCAATTCCGGCCGCATCACCCCTGGCTGGCAGGCGAATATGGTGAGTAATAGGCGGCGTGTAGTGAATTGGCCCGAATGTAGCCTCTGGGAAGAGGTCAATCCAGGTCTTTAGGGTGGTGGTACGCAGCATGGGGTAGCTGTTTCGCACAATCGCCCAGCGGCTGTACCGGATTCCGTCGATGGGGGACGGCTTCTGGCGCACGGCGCGCATCATTATCTCAGCAGCACAGGCGTATGACTTGCCAGAACCCACCGGCCCCATCATTCCTCGGACAAAAGCGTTGCTTTGCAAGAACTCCCAGACCTTGGGTGAGCGTCTGAAGTCCAGATTCAGACCCATGCCGCCGATTGACTTCTCCGATTTGTCTGCCGTCTTAGCCATTGTTGCTTTCTACATCGATGACTTCTGGCGATTGGATATTGATACCAATAACCGAGGGCCGTTCCTCATCGTTGTTGTTGTCCAGCAGCCCAGATGCCTTGGCAAGCAGGCGCAACACGCCCACCTTGTCGAACAGTTCGATGTCCAGCGTCCGCTGCACCTCCCCATTCTTGTCGGTACGCTCGTTGACCTTGATGCTTTTGATGGCATGCAGAGCATGTTCTGGTATCTGATCGGATGGTTTGACCTGGATATTGCCTTGGTCATCCCAGGACATGATGTCCGTCAGCTTGGTGTTTGCCATGCTCAGAAGGGCGTAGCTGACGGCTTCCCGGTTCTGGATCAGAGTCTCGGACCGTTTGAGCCGCTGATGCACAGACCGGACACCGCCCCACCCTTCCAAGCTTGGCAGTACCTGCTTGGGCTTTACCACGGAATGTCATCTTTCAGATTGTCCATTGACCCCGGCTGGTAGCCATTGGCCTTGGCCTGGCTATGCTCGGTAGGCTTTGGCATCTTGGGCCTGCCGATCTTGACCGAGTACCACGGATCACCGGCTTTGGTCTTGCCTTGTCGAATGTCCAAGTAATGCAAGCTGCCGTCTGGCAGCAGAATCTCACCACGGAAGTCGGCATGCCAATCTTCCTGTTTTTCCTTGTTCAAGAACGCCGTGCCTTGACCAGGCCGCATCTCATACGCCATACCAACTTCTCCTTTTATTGTTGTATCTGGACAGACAGTCTACCCGCAGTGGTATATCACTTGCAACTCCAAAAAATATCTTGAATGCTTAAACCCCGTCCGTTACACTGTGTGCATTCGGGGGCCATAACCCAGCCCTTGAGAATGTAGGCGCGACAGACTCAGATAAACGCAGCGCATGGGGCAAGTGGTTCCTTCCACACAGGATCGGGCCAGAGAAAAACCCAGCTGGGCAAAGATGCCAGTAGCAAGCGATAAACCAGAGCGCCACCTCTTTTGAGGTACACCCCATATATACGGGTGAGGTTCTTTTTGCTTCAACGAAGCTCGGTCCTTCGTAGGCACACAGCGCAACGCGCTCACACCTCATACCTCGGCTAACTCAAGACCGTGCCAATAGCAAGCACCAAAAACCTAATATTTATAAATAAGGTTTTAAAAAACTACGGCTTGAAAAACACGGGAAAAATTGTGTGGGGCACCCACCGTACAGGCGGGAGGCAGGGGGGCATAGGGTCGCTCTTGGCGCAGCGCAACACCGGCAGCACCTAACGCGTATGCGCGCACCTGCGCGCGTTAGGTTTTTGATACACCACCGCCCCTGCTGGCAGCGCAGAATCCACGGCACGGCACGGCGTACCTGGTGCATTCGAAGGTAAGCAAGCGGAACAGGCTACCTGCTACCCTGCACTTCGGCCAGCAAACGCTCGGCGCTCGGCACTGGCAGACCTTCGGCACGGTACGCTGCGGCCAGCGCGTCAACGGCTGACTGTTGATTGATTGTCGAATCAACTAGTCTTTCCTCATAAGTATCTTGACTAGGTTCATTAACTGTACTTATGTTAGTTTTCTTGCGTTTGCCTTTGGACATGTCTCGCCTTTCCTGTAGATGCACTGCTAGTTCACCGGCCATGCTGGCCGCATCTGCTGCGGATAATTCTGTCGCGTAGACTATCCGCAGCGTATCTCCGGCCTTCCCTTTCCGGCCTCCCTTGATCCGCTCAACATAACCTAGTGCCTTAAGCTTGGACATCTGCCGGTTCACTGCTGGCGCTGATACACCTAAATCCTGGCCGATCCGCTGCTGACTCGCCCAAAGGTATCCGGCCTTATTGGCATAGGCTGCTGACTGCATCAATACCCGAAGCGCTGCTGGCCGTAACCTTCTGTCGTTAATCGCGCGGTACGGCAGCACCACAAAACGCCGTCTATCCTCGTTCGCATGCTCTGCCAGCGCTGTTTGCTCGGGTATCTGGAATGCCGTCATGTCAGTATTCTAGGTTAGTGGTTACTCTTGATCTAGATCAATGTTCCAGTAAATAACCTTTGCATGCGGAACTAAGCATGCTATTGTGCTGTCCATGCACTGCGCTCATGTAGTGCGCTAACCCAAAAAGAGGATAGACCATGATGGAAAAGACCTATAACGGCTGGACCAACTACGCTACATGGCGAGTTAACCTTGAGATATTTGACGGCATGCCGATAGAGGAATTCAACGGCATTAATGACCCAGTAGAGCCGGAACTGATCTGCGTGCATACGCTAGCGGAGGCCGTAAAAGAGCGAGCGGAATATTACATAGAAAGCACATCCAGTGCTGGCCTCGTCCTCGACTATGCTTTGGCTTTCCTATCCTATGTGAACTGGAAGGAAATTGCACAGCGCTTAATTGATGACTATACCGCCGAATAACTAAGAGGATAGACCATGAAACAAATCACCGTCACAATGAAACAAATCTACGGCAGCACAACTTACTACCCTGCCTGTGCTGATTCCCTGCTGTTCGCTCGCATTGCCGGTACTAAGACCCTGACACCAGCAGCGCTGTCTGCAATCAAGGCACTGGGCTACCTGATAGTGCTACAGCAAGAAACCCTGACCATTGATTAGTGCCACCTAGCAGCGCGTTAACACTAGCGCGCTGCTGGATTGTCACTCCCGGCAATCGTTTACCCATGAAGAGGAAACGACAATGCATGTTCACCTGACACCCAAAAGCGCGAATGTTAAGACCGGACCGATACCTGTCAGCACCAGCAGCAGAGAATCCTGCCCGGATACCTGCCCATTGAAAAAAGCCGGATGCTATGCCGATGCCGGGCCGCTGGCCCTGCACTGGAACAAGGTAACAGACCAGCAACGCGGTACAGACTGGAATACCTTCTGCGACAGTATCGCAGCACTGCCACCCGGTCAATTGTGGCGGCACAATCAGGCCGGTGATCTGCCGCACCAGCACGGCCGCATCGATGCCGCAGCGCTTGATCTGCTGGTGTCTGCAAACCACGGAAAACGCGGATTCACCTATACGCACCACGATGCCGCGATCAATGCCGATCTGCTGGCCACTGCTAACATCAGCGGATTCACCGTGAATCTGTCAGCGAATGATCTGCACCATGCCGATGCGCTGGCCGATTCAGGATTGCCAGTGGTGGCCGTGCTGCCGATAACGCAAACCAGCAACACCAAAACACCAGCAGGGCGCGCCGTGGTGGTATGTCCGGCCACCGTGCGCGAGGATGTTAGCTGCGCGACATGCCAATTGTGCGCCCGTGCTGATAGGTCCGTGATAATCGGATTCCCGGCGCACGGCACTAGCGCCAAAAAAGCCGATTCTGTCGCGCGCCGGGTGATACCGCTAAAGGTGGCCGCATGAATCAGACCGAGCAATTAACTATAGCGCTGGTCATGGCACTGACAGCGCCAACAGATGCACAAGCGAAGCGCGCTAGTGATCTGGCCGAGGAAATATCGTCCGGACTAACAGCGGAACAGGTAAAACATTGTAAGTACGCGGCACTAGCGGTAATTGAATTCGAGGAGACAAAATGAATAATTCAGGCGATATTGCAGTAGCATTTTTTTGTGCGGCCGTGGCCGTGGTGGCCGTAGTGCTGGCCGTATTTGAGACCTTCAATAGACTGTAAAACCTAACAGAATCACGGCCAGCCTGGTGCTGGCCTTTTTTTTACCTGCTGCCGCTGGTGGCCGGTCTGCTGCCGCTCGCCTTTCGGGGCTGGCGGTGTGTTGCTGCGCGCCTGTTAAATCAGGCCGCTGGTGGCGCTCGGCCGTGTTGCTGGTGGTGGTGTACCGGCGCGCTGCTGTTCGTGCCGTGGTGGCCGCGTTATCGGCCTTGCTGCTGGCCTGCGGCCTGCTGCTGGTGGCCGTGCGCTGGTGGCCGGTATCTTGGCGCTGCTGCTGGCCTGCCGCTGGCCTGCTGCTGGTGCGCGCTGTCCGGGTGGTGGCCGGTGGCCTGGCCGGTGGCCGGATGCGGCCTGAATAATCAGCAAAGCGCTGCTGGTTACCGCGCTGCAACATGGCGCGACACCCCAGGATTGCACTCAAAACTCCCCATATGGGAGGCGGCCAGAAATTTTCTTGGCCGAATTCCGCTTTTGAATTCAGCCAGCCTGTCAGGATTCTGTGTCAATTTTACTTTGACACATTGGGAAAAAAGGCAGGCACTTCTCAGCCGCCAGAGAATCAGACACCCTGCGCTTTGGCCTTGCGATGCACCGCCACCATCGCCCCACGCAGTGCGTTGTAGCCAACCATGCCACGCGCAGCCTTGACTCCGGCCAGGTAGTCGGCCTTGCTGGGCTTGACCTTGGTCTTGCCCTTCCAGATCGGTTCGTCAGGGTAGGTTGCCAGCACCAGCCGCGCCTCGCACTCGGTCATCCAGTCTGGGCACTCATTGCAGACCTGCCGCCCATCCACCAGAGTGACGCTGGAGGTTGGCCTGCCCAGGCAGCGCGTCGAGTTGTCGCAGATCATGGCTGTAGCTGGGTGTCGAGCGCCCAGTGCAGAATGGCAATGGCATCAGCCTCGTTGTCGTTCTCCACGGGATGGCCCTTGGCTTTAGCCGCTGCGATCATTTCATCCTTGCCAGCGTTTCCCTTCCCGGTTGCATGTTTCTTGATCGTGCCAACAGGGACACCTTGATAGGCGATGCGGTGGTGCTCGCACCACGCAGTCAGTACGGCCAGGAAGCCACCGTAGACATGAGCCGCATCAGTCCCGGCATGGCGGCGCACTTCCTCAAAGTAAACGGCATCCACCTGGCCCAGCTGGTTCTTGATCTCGGTCAGCCAGTTCTTGAAGCGCAGGTAACGCATGCCACCACCCTCGTAGCGCCCCGGCTTGAAGGTGATGTAGCCATGACTGATCATGCCATCGCTGGATGCTGCCCAGCCGCTGGTAGTCCCAAGGTCCAGTGCTAGGATGACCTCTCTCATCGCTGCCCCAGCATCTGGTTGAGTCTGGACTGCGTGTCGCTGTAGCGTGGCGTGAGCGCCTGCCGGATGCACTCTTCGATGATGCTGGCACGGGAGCGGCGCTGGTCCTCGGCTGCTTTGTCCAGCAAGGCGCGACTCTCTGGCCGCAGCCGCAGGGTGAATACTTTCTGTCGCATGGGAGTCCTTTTGTATAGCTGTCTGATAGACCAATGGTAACGGACGATACCCTAGAAAACTTGACCAAGATCAAGATTCTTGAAGATAGTTGTTGTCAGACCGTTTGTTGTGGGTTAGAGTCCGGTCATGGTGTAGCGCAACGCTATACCCAACCACCCAGATCGAGGAGTTGACATGGAATACATCGCATACTATCGCGTCAGCACAGACCGCCAGGGCAACAGTGGCTTGGGTCTTGAGGCGCAGCAGGCCGCGGTCAAACAGCACGGCGGCACTGTCATTGCTGAGTACACCGAGATTGAAAGCGGCGGCAAGTCATGCCGTCCCCAGTTGCTGGCAGCACTGGCCGAGTGCAAGCGCACTGGCGCAACCCTGATCGTAGCCAAGCTGGACCGGTTGGCGCGTGATGCCAAGCTGATCCTGACGCTGGTGGACGAAGGCGCGAAGGTCAAGTTCCTGGACCTGCCGGAGATCGACACCGAGGGGCCGATTGGCAGGCTGATGCTGACCATCATCGCTGGCGTAGCCGAGTTTGAGCGCCGCATCATCTCCAAGCGTACCAAGGAAGCGCTGGCTGTCAAGAAAGCGCGCGGCGTGAAGCTTGGCTGTCCCTACCCGGAGCGTGGCGGCGCTATTACTGGTGGCCGTGCCAAGTCCAGGGCACTGCTCGCTGCCCAGCCACTGGCCGCAGTCCTGGCTGAGATCAGGCAACTAGGGTTCACCACCATCCGCGAGATACAACAGGAACTCATGGCACGGGGAATCGCCACGCCATCAGGCAGCAAATCATGGTCTACCAGCGCAGTTCAACGGCTAATTGGGAGGGTTGGGTGAGCGAGATCATTGCGTGGTATCTGGTTTTTTTGTTGGTTGTTGTTCTAATTTACGGAGGTTGATATGAAACTGATGGACATTTTCTTTTCGCTGATGGATGGCTATGACCCACCGATCATGCTGCCGCATGAGGCGATCATGGCGTGGAGGCCAACCGATCCTCGGCGCTATGACACGGTCCGTGCCGAGTGCATAAAGACATTGCGTGAGAGTAACCGGTACATTTTGGACGGCCATTTCACGCCGACAAAGGCCAGCAATACTGACATCACAGTCACCTTCACGCGAGTGCGCCAGCAGCACGGAGAAACGCTGATCCAGGTGGCGCAATGAAGACCATGCTGGCATTTCTGTCGGTGATCCTGGGCGGCTGCGGCAGCATGCAAGAAGCGGTCAGCAACCTGCAAGTGGACAAGGATATTCAGGCAATGAGTCGAGCGGAGGTCATCGCAGGCATCAACGAATGCGAGAGCGCTGGGCAACGGGCAGTAGTACTAAGCGCCAAGCGGCGCATCAATGGACAGGTGATCCCGGCTCCCGTCGAGGTTACCTGCCTTCCAAAACTAAAATGGTGAGGTGGCGATGAGTCAGAATACTGATGTATTGGCGTACATGAAAAAGAACAAAGGCATCACCAGCATGCAGGCGATCATGGACCTGGGAATCACGCGACTGGCCGGACGCATCTGGGAGTTGCGGATGGATGGGCATCTGATCCTCGACTACTGGGTCAAGGTCAAGACACGGGCTGGACGCGAGGCGAAAGTAAAACGCTATGTTTTGCAACCGAAAGGAAAAAAATAATGGTCAGTAAAGTCACGCCGGACACCATGATGTCGGCCAGTCGGTTGCCGTCACTCATGGGATACAGTAAGTACAACACCCCCAATGACGAACTGCAATACAGCATCCGCGCCTTGCAAGACATGGAGCGGCCGGACATTGGCAACGAAGCAATGGCCTGGGGCAATCAGATGGAGCCTTTGATCTTGTCCGAGGCGGCGCGCAGGCTGGGACTAAGCGATGTTGTGCTGGACCATCCAACAGCTTGTTATCACCCAGCCATCCCGCTGTGCTGCTCTCTCGACGGCACTGGCAATGGCCGAGGCCAGGTGATCCGCACCGATCCTGACAAGGGCATCTATGTTGTTGGCCAGGACAGCATCAACTTGCATGGCGTGGGGGTGCTTGAGGCCAAGTTGACCAGTGTCCGGCCAGAAGATGCCCCGGCCCTGTACCGTGGTCCGATCCAACTGCAAGGCCAGATGGACATCATCCAGGCACAGTGGGGTGCGGTATGTGTGCTGTACGGCGGCACGGAATTACGCATCTTCCTATTCGCCCCGCATGTCGGAACGGTCACTCGGATAGTGGAAGCGGTCAGGGACTTTCAGCGGCGGCTCGACAATTGGAAGGCCACCGGCGAGATCGATTTCTACCCGCCGTCGAGCAGCAAGGATGCGGACAGGATGTACCCAAAGGCCGAGGACATCGAGGTGGTGCTGCCGCCAACAGCCGAGGAACTTGTAGAAAAAATCAAGGCAGCACAGGCCGTGGCTTTGCAGGCAGAGACTGACCGCAGCAAGGCCGAGGCCGATCTTAAGGTCTTGATGGGGACGGCCACCACTGGCGTGATCGGAAACTATCGAGTGTCCTGGCCTATGCGTAGCTACTCGGCCAAGCCAGCCAAGGTCACCCCGGCCAAGGAAGCGTACTCAATCCGTCAATCTAATCTCTCAATCAAGGAACGCAAATGAGCAACATCACTACCCGCCAAGGGTTCGCACCCCAGACATTTACCGAGTGCCGCCAGTTCGCCGAGGAGTTGGCATCATCCAGCCTAGTCCCCAAGCAGTACCAGGGAAAATCGCAAGACATCTTGGTCTGTGTCCAGTGGGGAATGGAACTCGGCCTCGCTCCCATGCAGGCGCTCCAGAACATTGCGGTCATCAACGGCAAGCCCAGCGTATACGGTGACGCAGCGCTGGCGCTGGTCCAGGCCAGTCCGGTCTGCGAGGGTGTCGAGGAAACAATCGAGGGCGAAGGCACTGCCAATCCGGTGGCCGTCTGCACCTGCCATAGGAAGAACCGTCAGCCGGTCACAGCCAGGTTCAGCGTCGAGGATGCCAAGCGCGCTGGGCTGTGGGGCAAGCAAGGTCCGTGGCAGGCGTACCCCAAGCGCATGCTCCAGATGCGCGCCCGTGGCTTTGCGTTGCGCGATGCCTTCCCTGATGTGCTGAAGGGTCTGATCACCGCCGAGGAGGCCCAGGATTACCCGACAGAGCGCGATATCTCTCCGGTCAAAACCAACCCGCTGGATGCCATTGCGCCGCCAGTAGCGCCAGCAGAGTTGATCTACAACATCCCGGCTGAGACAATCACGGCAGAGATGCTGGAGCAGGTAGTCGAGCCGGTAGAGGTAGCGCAGACTGCGGAGCAATTGAAGGCCGAGTTCGAGGCGGCTGGCATCGAAGTGGTTGCAGTTGAGACAGTGCAAGAACTGCCGAAAGCAGCGCCGCGCATGTATCGCTTGATGGTTCCAGGAAAGGAAGAGCCGGTCAAGGAATTCGATGAACCGCTGGAGTTCATCAAGGCATACGAAGACCTGGCCGAGAGGACTGCCCGTGCTGGAAAAGCGCCGCACCGGGATCGCATGACCAAGCTGCGCGAGTTGCGCGAGGCCAATGAGCAAACGCTCAAGGCCATGCCGGTGGTGCAGAGGACCGCGCAAAGCGCGGCGTACAGCCATCGCCTTGCTGCTCTGGGCGCGGCCATGAAGGAGGCTGGCGATGCAAGTTAAATATACGATTGAGGCGCTGACGCTGGAGCAGATGGAGGAACTCATCGCGCACTACCATAAGCGCTGGCCGTCTACTGGCTACGGCACAAGCACTGGCTCGATCCGATATCGACATGGCGATGATGTTTGGGTCTGCACAATGACACGCGAGGACAGCTGCGACTGATCAACGGGGGAAAGCGGATGCCGAAGCAGTTAGCGTTGCGACTACGCGGCGGATCGGACGCAGCGAGTACCCCGCCATTTAAATACAGGAGAACAACTATGAGTGTTGAAGCACTTAAAGAAGCCTTTTTAGTAGCAAGGAAAGCAGCAGACGCAGCATGGGAAGCAGAACGGAAAACACGGAAAGTATTTAAAGAAGCATTGCAAGTAGCGTGGGAAACAGCAAAGGAAGAAGAGGGGGAGGCATGGAAAGAAGTAATGCAAATAGCATGGAAAGTACAACGGGGAGCACGGGAAGAAACAAAGGAAGCGTTTGAAGCAGAAGAAAAAGCATTTGCAGCAGAGGCAGCATATAAAGCGGCATGCGAAGCACGGGCAGCACTGGTAGCACGGGGAGTAGCAGAGGCAGAACGAAAAATACAGGAGGCAGTAATAGCAGAATGGGAAGCAATAGACGCGTCACAGAAAGCACTGGAAGCAAATGACATACGGGCAGCATTGGAAGCGGGAGATGCATTACGGAAAGCACAAGACAGATGCCGAGCAGCGTATGCGACATGGGAAGCATGGAAAGTAGCAGGGGCGGCGAGTACCCAATCATTTTGAGGCGACTATGATACGGATGACAAAACAGGTAGTTGAAGTGGTAGATGCCATGCGAAAGATCGGCGAGCCAACCACGGTTGATGTAATCGTTGCTGAGTTGGGGCTGACTCGCAGAGAGAATGATCTTATCGGTGGCAGACTGCACAGCTACAAAGACAAAGGCTTGGTAATCAAGGTTGGAATAATCCCAGGGACCAGGGGTTGCGTAGGCCAGAAGACAATCTGGAAGCTGGACGAAGAGGTAGCTGCAACAATCTCTGGCGTAATGCTGATCAGGAAATCCAGCGGCACTGTGCCAAGTGGCTGGAAACATGAAGCGTTGACAGAGGCAATGCGTGGCATGAACCATTCTGAGCATCTGCGCGACATGGTAGTCACAAAAAACATGGGGGCAGCATGACTAAAAACGAAGCACTGAAGCTGGCGCTTGAGGCGTTGGACTGTATTTGTTCGCCGCTGCATGTTCGTGAGATTGAAAAAATTGGCAGCGCGATGAAAGCAATCAAAAAAGTCTTGGCACAGCCGGAATTTGTGTTGAATGGTATTGACTGTTCTTGCGGAAGGAAATGGCGCGTTGTCAACAACACACTGACGGCATCTGAACAGCCGGAGCAAGAGTTTTTTGTAATCAAGCACTACTCTGCTGATGAGCGCCCAACCATAAAAGGCAATGGTTTTGATGGACTTGAGGTAGGCACTGATCGAGAGGACGCCGAGAAATTCATTAAATGGGTCAACGCTCGTATTTCCACCCCACCACAACCCAAGCCGGAGCAAGAATCTGATGACCTTACCATTGCTTACATGAGCGGATTTCATGACGGTAAAAACAAAAATGCACCACAGCGCAAGCCGCTGACGGATGAGCAGTTAATTGCTGCGTATGAATCAGAACAACAAGGAAGATACGGCGATCATATTCGCTCCCTTCGTGCCATTGAAGCCGCCCACGGCATCAAGGGGGAATGATGCTAGTCCAACTACTTGACCCCGATCCGATCCTGCGCGATGACCCTGTTCGCCCAAGGATCAGCCCGCAGCGCAAAGTCAGCCCGTTTAGTCGTGTTTATATGTGGCTTGAGGAACAGCGCATAGGCGCGGTCGTTTGCTGTTCGTACAGGCACAACATCCCAAAAACTGAGCGTGAATTATTGCAAGTTGAAAACTACAACCAAGATGGCATGAAAGTTATCTTGTATTCAATTTGGAGTTACGAAAAAGGTTGTGGGCAGAAACTTGTGCGATCCGTTCTCGCAAGGTATCGGGAAGATAGAGTAATCACTATGTCACCAAAGACTGATATGGCTAGGCAATTCCACTTGAAGAACGGCGCAAAAGTATTGCAAACAAACAAAACAACGGTGAACTATGAATATTGAACGAATCAGAGAACTTGCTGAACAGGCTGGTATATCTTTGAGTCAGAAAGACTACAGTTATTACTGGGTAGAATCAGCAGAAGATATAGAAAAGTTCGCCGAGTTGATTGCCGCAGAGGAACGCGAGGCG